CGTCCGCCGCCGCCGCCGCCGCGACGACGGCGCGGGTCGCGGCGGAGGCGGCGCGCGACGACGCACAGGCCGCGGTCGGCGGCGTGCGGGTCACGGCCGACGACCCCGTGACCGGCCCGCTGGCGTCCAAGATCGTCGCCGACGACGGCATCGCGGCGACGGTGGAGGACAGCGGCGGGGAAAAGAAGCTCCGCCTGTCCCTGACCCTATCGTTCACGCTCGGCGACATCCCCGGCACGCTGGGCGTCGCCAAGGGCGGCACGGGCGCGACGGACGCGAGCGGCGCCAGGGCCAATCTCGGGCTCGCCATCGGCGAGGACGTGCAGGCGTACCACGCGCAGCTCGCCGCCCTCGCGGCCCTGGCGTCGAGCGGGTTGATCGCGCGCACCGGCACCAACGCCGTCGCCGCGCGCAGCATCGCGGGCGGCGCCGGGATCAACGTCACGAACGGCAACGGCGTGTCGGGCAACCCGACCGTGGCCGTGGACAAGGCGACCGCCGGGAACGTCCACGCGGGGACGGCGGACAAGGTCCTGACGGCGGACGCGCTCTATCCGGCCTGCGCGCCCGTGGCGTCGAGCGGGTCTGGGTCGTGGGCGCCCAATTTTTCGCAGGGTCGGGTGTTCTCGCGTACGCTGACCGGCAACAGCACCCTCGCGAACCCGACCAACCAAGCGGCCGGGCAGAGCGGGCTGGTCATCATCAAGCAGGATGCGACCGGGGGCCGAACCCTGAGCTTTGGATCAAACTGGAGGATCGCTGGCGGCGCGCCCTCCCTTCCTACCGCGGCCAACTCCTTCGTCACCATTTTCTATTACGTGGAGTCAGTCGACGTAATTCTCGCGACCTACCAGTACGGGTACTGAATCATGCTGCCCTTTTTTTGCCCGTTGTTCGGAACGAGCGGAGAGCTTCCGGTTCAGTTCTTCTCGTGGGGTGGAGGCTCACTAAGCCCGGTCTCTATCAGTACCACGAACATACAGACGGATTGCCTTGTCATCATAGGCATGTGCCGTACTGGTGAAACCAGTACCGGCGAGCTTGTCTCGACGCCTGATGGGTTTTCCACCCTCGCCGTCGAGGGTGGAAACACGCCGTGTGGGGTGTTCGCCAAGCTCACGACCAATGAAGAGCCAGCGACTTATAATTTCTCCTGGACCGGCTCGGGCAACTTCCGATACTTCGTCGCCCAATATCGCTTCGCGCGGGAGGTGGTCGCGGCGTCAAGTGCTGCGCGGTTCGTCTCGGTCGGGGGGGCGGATGTCCCGAAGATCGCCCCGAGCAAGCCGGGCGCCCTTCTCGTGTGGACGCTGTACGGCCCGTCGTGGGACAACAATCTGATTTACCCGGCGCAGAGCGCGGTGAAGCGGTCCGGCTCCAATACATTCATCGGCTTCTGGGACGTGCTTGACCACCCCGCCGGGGCCATCCCCGGGACCTTCCACGTCACCTTTGGCGGAAGCGTAACGGGGCGGTGCGGCTGTCTGTTGATTGCTTAGGGGGCCGACGAAATGCACGCGATCATCCGCGAAGGCGTCATCGAAGCTCTGCCGCCCGGCCGTCCCTTCCAGGACGCGGCCGGCACCCAGCACCCCGCGAGCGTCCTCGCGCTGTGGAGCGCCGCGGAGCTCGCCGCGATCGGCGTCTACCCGATCGAGGACGACCCGATCCCCGAGGGCAAGGTGGCGACGGACTTCTCTCTGGAACGCGACGGCGAGGTGGTGCGCCGCCGCTGGACCCTCGAGGACGCGCCGCCGCCGCCGCCGATCCGCCGCATCGCGCCCTTGGCCTTCCGCCGCCGCTTCCCGGCCGCGAAGCGCGGCGCGATCACGCTCGCCGCGGCGCAGGCGCTCGCGGCCGGCGATCCGACCCTCCAAGTGTTCTTGGACGACTTGTCCAGCGCTCGCTTCGTGGATCTCGACGACCCGGAGACGGCGGCGGGGGTCGGCGCGCTCGTCGCGGCGGGACTCCTCACGCCGGAGGAGGGCGCCGCGATGCTCGCGGACGGGACCGCGGCGGAGACGGAAGGGCTGGCGTCGTGACGGGGCGCCGCCGCGGCGCGCCGCACGCGCGCGGTCCGCATCTGTGGAGGATTCATCGTGGCTGATTCGGTGGTGCGAACGACTCGGCACAACCTCGCCGTCTCCGAGGTCCGCGACATCCAGATCACGGACATCGTCCTCGTCGGCGGGGTCTACACCCGCGCGATCCGAATCTATGGCGAGCCCGGCGGCACGCAGGCGCCGCCGGTCGTCGAGCTCGTCGTCTCGAGCCCGGACCGGGCGGACATCGAGGTCATGGCGCCGGAGCGCGGCTTCTGACGTGGAGAGCCGGCCCGCGGAATTCCTCTCGGCCCTGTCGCGCGCCCTCAACGCCGTCTTCCTCGTCGAGGGAACGGCGGCGGGCGACGGTTTAGAGTATCGCCTCTCGCTCGCGGAGAGCCCCCGCTCGGCGGATTGTCGAGCCTCGCCGGTTTGACGGAGGGGCTCCCGGGGCATGAGCGAAACGTTTCTGCATGGCGTGGAGGTCGTCGAGATCGACTCCGGCCCGCGCCCGATCCGGACGGTCCGGAGCGCGGTCATCGGGCTCGTCGGCACCGCGCCCGACGCCGACGCCACGAAATTCCCGCTGAATACGCCGGTCCTCGTCGCCGGGAAGCGGACCGAGGCGGCGGGGCTCGGCGCGGACGGCACCCTCGCGGCGGCGATCGACGCGATCTTCGACCAGGCCGGCGCGGTGATCGTCGTCGTGCGCGTCGAGGAAGGCGCGAACACCGCGGAGACGATGCGCAACGTCGTCGGCGGCGTCGACGCGGGGACCGGCACCTATGAGGGCGTCCATGCCTTCCTCGCCGCCGAGGGCGCGCTCGGCGTCGTGCCGCGCATCCTGATCGCGCCCGGCTTCACGTCGGAGCGGGCAACCGGCGCCGTAACCAGCATCGGCGTCACCGCGCAGGGCTCGGGCTACACGAGCGCGACCGTCTCGATCTCCGGCGGCGGCGGGACCGGCGCCGCGGCGGAGGCGGTCATCGCCGGGGGCAAGGTCACGGCGATCCGGATGACCTCGCACGGCTCCGGCTACACGACCGCGCCGACCGTGACGATCACGGGCGACGGCGAGGGCGCGACGGCGACCGCCGTGATCGGCGACTTCAAGAACCCGGTCGTCGCCGAGCTCGAGGGCATCGCCGAGCGGCTCCGCGCCGTCATCATCGCGGACGGGCCGAGCACGACCGACGCCGCGGCGATCGCCTATCGCGGGGATTTCGGCAACCGCCGGGTCTTCGTCGTCGACCCGGGCGTCAAGGTCTTCGACGCGGCGACCTCGACCTTCAAGGACGAGCCCGCCTCGGCGCGCGTCGCCGGCATCATCGCCCGCGTCGACGACAGCCGCGGCTTCTGGTGGAGCCCGAGTAACAACGAGGTCTTCGGCATCGCCGGCACGGGCCGCCCGATCGACTTCTCGCTCGGCGACCCGAATTCGCGCGCGAACCTCCTCAACGAGTCCGAGGTCGCGACCATCATCCGCCAGGACGGATTCCGCCTCTGGGGGAACCGCACGACCTCGATGGATCCGAAATGGGCCTTCCTCTCGGTCGTGCGGACCGCGGACATGATCCACGAGTCCATGCTCCGCGCGCACCTGTGGGCGGTCGACCGCTGCATCACCCGGACCTACGTCGAGGACGTCGCCGAGGGCGTGCGGCAGTACCTCCGCTCGCTCAAGGCGCGCGGCGCCATCCTCGGCGGCGACGTCTGGGTCGACCCGGAGCTCAACACGCCGGAGAGCGTCGCGGCGGGGCGGATCTTCTTCGACTTCGACTTCACGCCGCCCTACCCGGCGGAGCGAGTCACGTTCCGCTCGCACCTCGTCAACGACTACATCTCCGAAATCTTCAAGTAATGGGGCGGCGACCGTGGCGAATCCGCGCATCCTCAAGAATTTCAACCTCTTCGTCGACGGGCGGGGGCAGGCCGGGAAGATCGACGAGCTCGAGCTCCCGACCCTTACTATCAAGACGGAGGAGCACCGGGCCGGCGGGATGGACGCGCCGGCCGAGCTCGACATGGGCATGGAGGCGCTCTCGGCGGGCTTCACGCTCGCCGAGTACGACGAGAACGTCCTCCGCCTCTTCGGGCTGGCGGACGGCAACGCCGTGCAGCTCACCGCGCGCGGCGCCTTGCAGAAGGACGGCGAGCCGGTGACGCCGGTCGTCGTCAACATGCGCGGGATGCTCAAGGAGGCTGAGCTCGGCACCTGGCAGGCGGGCGAGAAGGCGACGCCGAAGTTCACGATCGCCCTCCGGTACTACCGCTACGAGTCGGGCGGCGTGGTGCTCCATGAGATCGACGTCGAGAACATGGTCCGCATCGTCAACGGCGTCGACCAACTGGCGCAGATCCGCGCCGCGATCGGGGTCTGAGGCGATGACGAAGGATCTGCGGCCGGCGGTCGACATCCCGCTCGACTTCCCGATCACGGTCGAGGGCGTCGAGATCAAGGGCGTTCGGATGCGGCGCCCGAGGGCGCGCGACGAGCTCGCCTTCCAGGAAGGCAAGGGCTCCGAGGGGCGGCGCGCACTACAACTCATCGCGAACCTCTGCGATCTCTCGCTCGACGCCGTCCTCGAGATGGACGCCGCCGACGTGAAGAAGCTCGAGGACCAGTACGCGGCTTTTCGCGGGGCCTCTCCGAGCGGGAGCTCCGGCGCGCCGTCCTGATCCTGGCGCGCTTCACGCGATGGGGGCTCGGGGAGCTCCTCGATCTCGAGGTCGAGGAGCTCCTCGCTTGGACGAAAGAGGCACTCGACCTCGAGCGCGAGATCGCCAAGGCGGCCGGCGGCGGTAGGGGGTAGAGGGTAGGAATGGCGGCGGCGTTCTCGGTAGTCGTCAACATCGGGGGCCGGATCGCCTCGAGCCTCGGCTCCGCCGTGGCGCGCGCGCGGCGCCAGGTCGGCGGGATCGGCGAAACCCTCGCCCGCGCACAGGCGGCGAACGCGCGCCGGCGGGATCAGTACCGCGCGCAGTTGGTCGACGCGGCGGCGCTCGGCGCGTCCCTCTACGGGCTCATTCGCCCCGCCGTCGCCTTCGAGTCGGCGATGGCCGACGTCCGCAAGGTCGTCGACTTCGACACGCCGGAGCAGTTCGGGCGGATGGGGCGCGACATCGTCGCCATGTCGCGCCGGATCCCCATGACGGCGGAGGGGCTCGCCGCGATCGTCGCCGCCGCCGGGCAGAGCGGCATCGCCCGCGACGAGCTCCTCTCGTTCGCCGAGAGCGCGGCCCAGATGGGGATCGCCTTCGACATCTCCGCGGACCTCGCGGGCGAGACGATGGCGAAGTGGCGCACCGCCATGCGGCTCACGCAGCCGGAGGTCGTCGCCCTCGCCGACGCGGTCAACCAGTTGTCCAACACGCAGGCGAGCACGGCGGCGGACATCTCCGACGTCCTCCGCCGCGTCGGCGGCCTGGCGACCAACGCGGGGCTCTCCGCCGTGCAGACGGCGGCGCTCGGCTCCTCGATGCTGGCGGCTGGCGCGACGTCCGAGGTCACGGCGACCGCCGTGAAGAACCTCGTCAACGCGCTCGGCCGCGGCGCGACCGCGACGCGGACGCAGCGCGAGGCGTTCCGCGCCCTCGGGATCGACGGGCGGCGCATGGCGCGGATGATGCAGCGCGACGCGCCGCGGGCGATCCTCACCGTCTTGGAGGCGCTGAACCGCCTCCCCGCCCACCGCCGCAACGCGATCGCGGGCCAACTCTTCGGTCAGGAGTCGATCGCGGCAATCTCGCCGCTCCTGACCAACCTCGACGCGCTGCGCGCCTCGTTCCGCACCGTCGCCGACGCGGCGAATTACGCGGGATCTATGGAGCGGGAGTACCGGGTCCGGAGCGAGACGACCGCGAACAGCCTCCAACTGGCGGCGAACCAGGCGAAGGCGCTCGGGATCCAGATTGGGACGCTCCTCCTCCCGACGCTCAACGACGCGCTCGGGGTCCTGGGGCGGCTCATGGAGCCGGTCGCGCGCCTCGCCGAGCGCTTCCCGCACGCGACGAAGGCGATCGTCGGGGCGACGGCCGCGCTCGTCGGGCTCCGGATCGCCGCCATCGCCGCCGGCTACGGCTTCACCTTCCTGGCGGGCGGGGCGATCAGGGCGGCGCGGGTTGTCGTCGGCGCCGCGCGCATGATGGGCGCCGCGACCCTCCTCGCCTTCGCGCCGTTCCGCTCGGCGGGCGGGCTCGCCATGCGGGCGGCGCGTCAGGTCGGACTCGCCTTCGTCCTCATGCGCGGCGGCGCGCTCGGGCTCGGCGGCGCGCTCTCCGGCGGCTTCGCCATGATGGGCCGGGCGATGCTCGGGCTCCTCAATCCGATGGCGATCGTCCGCGGTGCGATGGTGGCGCTCCGCGTCGCCTTCATCGGGACCGGGATCGGCGCGCTCGTGGCCGGCCTCGCGATGGCGGGGGCGTGGGTCCACAACAATTGGAGCAACGTCGCCGCCGCTTTCGAGGGCTTCCGCGACGGGTTTCTGCGGGCGCTCGGCCCGGCGCGTCCGATGGTCGCCGCCCTCGGGCGGGGCATCGGGCGGCTCTGGCGCTGGCTCAAGCGCCTCGTCGCCCCGATCGAGGGGGCGGAGGGCGGCTTCCGCGCGTTCGGCGAGCGGGCCGGCGAGGCGGTCGGGGCGACGGTCGCTTGGCTGCAAGACAAGCTACTCCCCGTGCTGCGGGTGATGGGCGACGGGATCCGGCGCATCGTCGGGCTCATCGGCGGCTGGGAGCGGGCCGGCGCCGTCCTGGCCGGGCTGCTCGCGGTGCGGTGGGCCGCGGGCCTCGCCCGGTTCGCGATGCGGGTGGCCGGTGTGACCCGCGCCTTTGAGGCGATGCGGCGCGCCGCGGTGCTGGCGCGGGGGGCGGCGGCGGCGGCGACCGCGGCGAGCGCGGCGGGGAGCGCCGCGGCCGGCGCCGCCGGAGCGGCCGCGGGGCGGGCGGCCGCGGGCGCTGCGGCGGGCGGAGCGGGCGCGGGCGCC